CTCTGTGTCATCCACCAGCGCCCAACTAGATGTTTCTGAGTTATCCACCAAAGCCCAGTTGGAAGTCTCCGCGCTGTTTACCAGTGTCCAGCCCGCAGTTTGGGAATTGTTGACATTTTGCCAGTTTGCGATCTGGCTGTCATCTACCAATTTCCAATAGACGGCAAACACATCTCCGACTGCGCCTGCGGCCTGAACCCCAGACAGAGCTACTGTGATCGTTCGACCAACAGAACCAACAGAGCCTGTTGCCTGACGTCCGCTCAAAGCGCGGGTTCTACGGGATGTGACTGATCCAACTGCACCTGATGCAGAAACATCTGTTAGCGCGACAGATACAGCTACGTTTACAGACCCAACTTCGCCTATGGCGACGTCGCCAGTAGTTGGGAAAAGTTCCGTGTAAACAACCGTTCCAACAGAACCAGATGCTTGAACACCAGAAATGGCAATCTGTCGTGCGCCAACGGAAACTGTGCCAACCGCACCAGCAGCAGAAACACCGGTCAGCGCTTTGGTTATTGTGGGAGCAACCGTTCCAACCGAGCCTGCGGCTGAAACGCCTGACAGCGCAACGGTGCTTGTTCTTGTGACAGAACCTGCATCCCCCGTCGCCTGAACGCCTGTTAGGGCAACAGAAACATTTACCGATACCGTGCCAACAAAACCAGAAGCAACATTGCCGTTTTCTGTACGGCTGTTTGTCTCGGTAACAGACCCAACATTACCTGCGGCTTGAACCCCTGTTAGGGCGACTGTATTGGTTTCCGTGACATTGCCAACATTCCCGGTCGCGGATACGCCCGTCAGGGCTACGACAATTACTTTTTCGCCAAGGGCGGCGTACGGCGACTGGGCGTATGCGGATATACCAAACATGGTTTACGGCCTGCGCCGCCTCCGCTTTAGGTTGTGGCTAAACGCAACAGAGCAGTTGAAGTTGTGTTGGAAGGCATTGTCAAAGTGAACGTACCAGCCGTGATGGTCTGAGAACCAAACGTATGGACAGACACCGCCTTGTTACTCTGAGTGGAGTTGTAGATCAACACCGCATCAAACGCTGTGGTCAGGGTCACAGAGGTGTAGGTCAAACTGGCAGAGGGTGTCCAGTAGGCCACACCTGCGGTTGCTGATGTGTTAGTTGAGGTAGGCGCAGTGGCATTTGTTACCGTCACGCCACCTGCGGTGTAGTTTGTACCCGTCACTTCACCAGTCACTGTGTAAGCAGTGGTAGAGGCGTTGATCGTGGCAGAAGCCAAATACAACGCACCCTTGAAAGTATCAGCGGTTGAGGCTGCGCGAATAGGCGCAGTGCCAAAGTTGTGGGTTGCAGTCATCAACTCGCTCATGAACGAGGTACACATGGATTGGGTATTTGCCAATTGGGTTCTCCTTAAAACGAAGCTGCAACGCCACCAGCAAACACGGGCGGCTTCTTCAAAGTTACATGCGCGGATCGATGGACAAGTTCCCCGTCCAACCAGTACTCAACCCATGTGGTGAATTCATTGTCATTATCGACTGTACCTTCCCGCTTTTCAAGCAGAGAGTCGTCCATTTCGCCTTTGGTTGTTGTTACCAGCATTACACAATCCTTATGAGAGCTGACGTGCTTGTGTTGGCAGGCATCGTCACAGTGAAAGATGAGGTTGATGTCTTGTCATTCCCAAAGTCCAGCACACAGACTGCACCGTTGTCACCTGCCTTGTAAATCAAGGCTCCTCTTGCGGTGAGCGCGGCAGACCATGACGGGGATGAGAATGACACATACACAATGCTTCCGGCGGACGTTGGCGCAGAACTTACCGTCGCAGTAACCACCTGCCCACCAGCCGTATACCCTGAAGCCACAACCTCGCCCGTAGTTGTATAAGCCGTGGTAGTTTGACTAAGCGTGGCTGCATTGGTGTACAGCGCCAAGCGGAATGTGTCGGTCGAAAAGTTGATCGTGCCGTTTGCCAAACCGCTGCGCAGTGTGTTGCATGAATAATTGCCCGAAAAAGCCATTAGGTCACCGCCTGTCTAAACTGTCCCGACCTATAAGCATCCTGACGCTCCATGCCATCGCCCAAGCGTTTCGCCAACGCAAGTGCTTCTTTGTACTTGGTGTCGTACAAGGAGATGATGTCTGTCTCACCCTTCATAAAGGTGTAGGCTTCTACCAAAGAGCCATACAACAACACAGAATCAAAGTTGTCACCCAACCATGTGCGACCAGATGATGCTGTGGTGATGGACTCAGGGTAGTAGTAATAATGAAGCTCAACGTAATACGTTGCATCAGGGGTTGGGCCAAGAATGATTGACAGCTCATTGGTGATTGCAGAACTGACAATCGTCGGGCCAAACAAGGCGTAGTACTTCGGCTCGCCTGTGTCGTTTGGCGCAGGATACGCCTGACGGATGAAGTTCACATCCTTGTTCAGCAAGTACTCAAACGTGCCGGTGTCCAAGTTTCCACCAGTCACACCTGTCACCAACGCCAAAGAATACACAGCAAGGAAATCCTCTGGCAAGGACACATACTTGTTGTTTGCGGTGATGGGTGTGTATTGATTCTTGCGAAGCGATGGGAACTGAACAGAGTTGAAAATGCGCTGCTCTGCCTGCTGAATGAAAGTATTGAGCTGCGTCGTTGGAGACACAGTACTTCCACTGGCAAGGTAAGTCTCCGGGAACGTGTTCTCGGTATAAGACTGAATAGCCGCGATCAACTCGGTATACGTCATGCCATCGGGCCTCTTGCCATCAGACCTTTGGTAGCCGCGCCAGTACCACGGATTTTGATACCGTCAGTCTTGGTAGGCTTGTAGTCGTCGCTACGCACATTTGCCACTGAAACATTCAAGTCTTTCAAGTACTTTTTGTTGTCAGCCTCACCAACAACAACGGTTGGCACTTTCTTGGGTTGTTTGTAATCAGCCATTTCAGCGACCCCTTCCAGAGCTACGTTGGTTCATAACCTTAGCCATGTTGCGTCCATACTTCAGCATTTGAGCGTTGGTCTTACCGCCCGCTGCCATCTTGTGCATACGCTTCTCATGGGCTTTCACCTCTTTGTCAGCGATCTGTTTTACTTGCTTTGTGTCCATGTTTAAACTCCTACGTTACGCTTACCGCTACTGTACCAAGTTCCACGGTCAAAACCAAATTGTTTGGCGTTAATCCGTCGTCGTTTGCTCTCGCTCCGCCAACAGGGTTCCACCCCCACTGAAAGATTCTGCTGCCTGCCTCTACCGTACCCGGGCCATTGATTCCTGTTCCGGTTGGGTCTGTCTGCAATCCGTTCGTTCCAGAAAAGACGTAGCTGCGGTCAGGGCGAGGGTTCCTCAAAGCTTGTGGGTCATCCACCGGGAACATGCCCAACTGCAACTGCGGCTGATCGGGATCCCAGCATTCCGGGCAAACCAACAAGTCGTAGTTCTTGGTCTTGATGATTTCGCGTTTAAGTACCTTCAGCTTGAACCGCTGGTCACAACGGTCGCACTGGGCAATTGCGTACTTACCGCTGGCAAACCGGTTTCCCATCAGTAAATCTTCCCTCTTGTTTTGCCACGAGAAGCAATCCCATCAGCGCGACGAGAGGCAGTCATGCCACCTTTTTTCTTTTCAGTGGGTTCGACGTAGGGGTACTTTGTTACCCCGTCCTCTGTTGTAGCTCTTTCAAGCGCTTTATTACGTTGAAATTTGCGCAACGCTCGTGCTCGTTCTTCTTCGCTTAATAGCGATGGATCACGAATATCCCGTTTAGCATTAAGAGCTTCTTTAGAGACGTTGAATTTATTTCTTAAATTACTAAGTACTTCATCCGCGCCTATATTGGCTTTATCAATTTTGGCTTGCGCTCTTTCAGCTATCGGGCTTGTCTTTTCAAACTGTTTAACACTGCTCATGCCAGCGCCACCACCGCCACCTTCAAGCAGCTGTTCGTCTAAGCCACGTTCTGGTTTACCTTTAGGCATGGTTATCTCCCAATATAAGTTTGGCGAGGTACAAGCCGCAGGGCAGCTTTCTCATGATCTTCGTAGGCGGCAAGCTCCCAAGCCTCGTCGTACTGCTGCTTCAATATGGGCAAACGCTCCATACCTGTAGGAATCTTTCCGGCGATGTAGTACGACAGGCCAGCCGCCATGCAAGGGATGAAGCGGAAAGGCACGTCCATGATGTTGACACCGCCACCTGCGTCTTGGGTTCGTCGCAAGCGCCAATACACAAACTGATATTGCTGTGCATTGTCTGGGGTGGGCCAGACGGTGATCGCCGGGACTTGCTGCCAATAGACTGCTGTGCCGTTGGTATGGCTTGCTGGGGTGGTGTTTTGTTGGCCACCAAAGCAGCTATAGAGCGTATTTCCGTCTATGTAGCCGTAATTGATGATTTCATTGTCGATCTTCACAAACCCAGAAGCCGGTAAGCCAACCGTTGAGTTCAAGGTAATCTGTGTCGCGCCAGCGGCAATTCCACCAACTTGGTTGATCGTCAAACCAGTCGGTGAAGTCTGCCCGTTGTAACGCTGAATCCAAACCTGAATGGGTCTGGCTTGGGTAATCTTGTTGGGGATCGTAGCGTAGGTAGAAACGCTGATACGTGTGATGGTCAGGTCAGCCTGAGTTGCCGATACGTTCGCACCTGTGCGGATGACATGCTCCAGCAGGTCAATGGTGTCGTTGGGCAGGGCGTAGGTGTTCTGGCCTTGAACAAGGTCAATCGTGCCGGGTTCAATCGTCCACAGGTTGATGCCCCGGTTGGCCCAGTCAGCAAACATGATGTTGAGGCTACGTCGGGCTGTACGCAGGTCGTAACCCGTGCGCAGCTCACCACCGGCGCGTTCAAACGCTTCCTCGACAAGTTCGCTAAGGTCAAGGTTGAATGAGGAGTTGCCGGAGGTTTGTGCCATTATCTAAATCCTGCTGTTTTTTTGGCGATGTTCTTTGGTTGGGAAACAAATTGTTTTCCAGCCTTCTTACCTGCTCTCTTGGCTCTTGTCGTTGCCGCATACTCGGCAGGACTCAATGCCTTGATTGCCTTCTCTGGCAAGTACCGCTCCCCCGTGTCAGACGACCGCTTGCCGGACTTTGTCCGCCACTTCTGCGCCGTCCAGTCTTTGAGGGATTGCTGCGGGGGTTTAAGAGCCATCGCCATAACTTCCAAAAGCTTCAAGGTATTCTACGGCGCTACGCAAAACTGTAGGATTGTCTTTAAACATTCCAAGCGCACGATTGCACTGTTTACACAAAACACCGCGAAACTCCCCAGTGTCATGGTTGTGGTCAATTGCGCTGTCGATTAAAGCGATCTCCGTTTTGCAAATTGCGCAGCAGCCCTCTTGCCGCTCATACCTGTCTACAAGCTGCTCCGGGGTAATTCCGCGACGAGCACATCGTTTAGCCAATGTCCACGGGTCTCTTTCTCTATATTCGGCTACCCGATGTTGGTTATTTTCAGCCCAATCTTTGTGTCGTTTGTAGAGGCAAGTATTGCAGTGGCTCTTGTACAAATGCGCCATTTGCCCGCCGCGACTACGAAACGCAGATAACGGCTTTGTCTCGCCGCAATCGGTACAAGTTTTTGTGGCTTCAATCACGATAACCGCCGCCTGCTGCTTTATATTTTTTAGCTACAAGTTGACTTTTTCTAGCTGACCACTGACCTGCACCAGTGCCTTGGGTTGCTGCGGCTTTGACCTGAGCCACGATCCGCTTGCGCAGCTCGGGCTTGGTGTAGTTGCCAGCGGCGTTGACCTTGCCACCGTCCTTGTACATCGCCACATCCTGTGGCTTGTCCTTGCGGTGAATAGTCTTCTTACCCGGCATCTTGGACGGGTTGATTGCTCCCATGCCGCGAGAGGCCATCATCAGACCATCATCCCACGAGTTTTACCACGCTGAGCAATACCATCGGCACGACTGGAGGCTGAACCGCCTTTGGCCATACCTTTGACCTTTTTGCCGTCCACTCGAATGTCTTGACCGGGCTGCTCGGGCATACCGGGTTCATTCTTTTTGAACTTGCGTCCAGCAGAAGCGCCATCAATGTCTTTTGGTGCTTCCTTGTTCTTTTCCAGATCGTCGCCCATGACTACTCCTTAGCAGTAAGCTTTGCCGCCCTTTTTCATGCCCAGTGGTTTAGAGCCGGACATTTTGATTTGTGTGCCTTTGGTTTTGCCTTTGGAAGCAATACCGTCTTTGCTGGGAGCGGCAGTCTTGACTGCGCCCATCTTGGCAGTGGTGATGCCGCCGCCAGCCATTTTCTTCATACCGCCTTTTTTCATACCGTATTCCTCTTTCTCATGTTTAATCATGGACTTGGGCGCACCCTTTTTCTCCATGAACGAAATTTCTTTCTTAGCCATTGCTTTAGACTCTTTCATATCGCCTCCTTTTGCGAACAATGAGTTTTTACCGTGAAGGGTTTGGGGTTTATTAACTTTTTGCAAATCAGCCCGGTTACCAGAGCCTTTGCCAAATTTCATGCCTTTGCTGGACTCACTAAAGTCTTTACCCACGGATTGAGGGACTCCAGCTTTCTTTGCAAATGCTGGGTTATGAGCCACAGCATCCATGAATTTCTTTTGTTTAAGACTTGTTGCTGGCATCATTTCCCCGCTTGAATAAGCTGGTCAATTTTTGCTTCGAGGCGGTTAAACCTTTGGTCAATGTGGTCAGTAATTCTCTGAACTTCTGCGTTAGTTGCGTAATCACGGGCAATCTCCTCGCGTGTGATGTTGAGCAGGCGCTCAATGCGTTTGACATCCTCGAACTTCTCGCGGATGAAGAACCAAAATCCGCCCAAAACAGCGGACAGGGCCAGCGACCATATTGTGTTGAGTTCCATTAGACAAACTTGCCTTTTGTCTTGCCTTTGGTGGCACACCCATCTGCTTTGGTGACGTACCCGCCATCTGCGCAGTTCCATGCACGAAGGCTTTTGTTAATCCTCGAATCCGGATCGTTGGCGGTCTTGGCGCTCGTAAGCTTCGCTTTCATGCCTTTCATTCGGGCGCAGAAAGAGTCGCGACGTTTGCCGCCCTCTGGTTGAGGACGCTTCAATCCGGGTTTCCCCGGATTTGCTGCGTTGTAGGATGCCCGCCCTTTGGCGTTCAGCCCGCCTTCGGGATTCTTCCCTTCCGCCCTCTGCCATGCGGGTGACTTAGCCATAGAACACCGTCACAGAGGCGATGTTTGTGAGCGTTGCGTAGATGTTGGTTGAGCAAAGAACACCTTCTCCGGGAACCAAAACGTAGAACGAATTTGGGTTGGAGTTGGATGGAATGTCAATCTCTATCACGGTCGTGCCGCTGGAACCGCCGTCTTTCAACAGCAATGTCCCAGCTTGGCTGGCTGTTGCGCAAATCGAAAAGCCTTTGATACGCGCCCGGCTCGCAAAGATAGAACCAGACGCATTCAAATGCGTTGATTTGACGTCATATTGCATCGTCATGTGATGCTCCTAGATCAGGAATCAGCGAATGGTGTGGCGACAGAGCCAGTGCCAAGAACAACGCCGGTGACCATGTATTTGTTTGCAGCAACTGCAACAATCTCAATCCAAGTGCCAGCAACACCGCCAGTGGTTCCACCGTTCAAGTTGATGAAGTCGTTGGTAGAAGCGGCGGTGAAGCCAACCATTGCGCCAGAAGAATCGGTGTCAACGGACAGCAATGTGCCAACATACTTGTCAGTGCCGTTTGTACCAATCTTCAAAGAGCTGGTAGCAATGGTGGTGGGAACCCAAATGGTGTAGATAACACCTTCGTTGTTCTGTGTATTGGGGTCTTGGCCCGGGCCAGACGAGCTAGGGTCGGTAGATGTATTGATAGCGGGCAGAGTCAATGTGAGGTCTGCTGCTAATGTGCCGCCCACGGTAATGATACGACCACCGTGGTCAACGGGATTCAGGGTAGTAGAAGAGGTGATTGCAATAACAGCGCCGGGGCCTTGGCTGTAAAAACCTGTGAGCGACCGGACTGGGCCTTGAAACGTAGTGCGTGCCATGTCTTTTCCTTACATGCAAGTTGAGGCGTATCTGTCTGCATGTCGTCAAGCCGGGACTTGTCAGATACACCGGATAACCCCGGAATGTCTTCAATATACACCAAAAGAAAAGGGGGCACAAGGCCCCCTTTCCGGTTTATCAGGACGAACCTGAAGAACCAAACATACCCAGAGGGTCAGACCAGCCAAAGCTGTAACGCTCACGGGCCT